GTGAACGAGCAAAAGAATCAATTAGTTCAATCCAGCGAGCAATTGCAGCTCTCTCAGGTGCTTCAGCAAAACAACCAGATGATGAAGCTGATGCAACAGCAGAATCGACAGGCACAGAAGCAAATGACACAGGCAACGCTAAACCAAAACGCGCTGCTCGAAACAATCAACAAACTGATCAAAGTCAATCTTAATCAATCAACTCAGATTCAAGAGCTGCTTTGCTTATTGAGTGATGATGAGGATCGAGAACAGTATCAATCTTTGGATGATTAACTATGGCCAGACCGTGCCGAGAGTTTGGATGCCCGAATCTAGTCACATCACAGCATCAAAAAGGATTCTGTGATGAGCATGCAGATAAGCGTAGTAACTGGAACAATAGACCACAGAGAAATGGATCAACTACCGCAAGAGGTTATGGCCATGGCTGGCGTAAACTGCGCCTACAAGTCCTGCGCCGTGATGAGTATCTATGCATAAAGTGCGCACAAGCGGGCTTGGTTGTTGAAGCTACCGATGTGGATCACATCATTCCAAAGAATGTAGGCGGCACTGATGAGCTGAACAACCTGCAAAGCCTATGCTCGCCGTGTCATAACGAAAAAACAGCCAATGAAGACAGTAAAAAAACCGCACAAAAGTAGTGCAAAATATTTTTACAAGGGAGGGGGGAGTTAAAAAGTTCAGGCTTTTTGCCTAAATGACCGCACCCCAAGTCAAATTTTTACGTACGCGAAATTAAAAATTTAGTGGATTGACATTATGGGTGGAATAGCATCTGTTCCGGGACGCGGACGCAAGCCTAAGCCGCAGGAAACAAAACGCGCTAATGGCAATCCTGGTAAACGTCCCCTTAATAACCATGTCCCAGAGTTTTCAGAGGTGACAAATATTGATGTCCCCGATTACATGGAAAGTTTGGAATATGCACCGATGATCTGGAAATCAATTGTTCCAGAACTTCTCAAAAATAAGATTCTCAGAATCACTGATATGCATAATGTTGAAGGATTCTGTCTTGCATATGAAAACTGGCGTAAAGCTCAGAAAGAAGTAGCTTTGCACGGTATCGTTGTTGCCGGATCTCAAGGTGGACCGGTAAAGAATCCAGCTCTAACTGCGATGAATGAAGCGGTTCGGCAAATGGCAACATTAGGTTCATTACTCGGACTAGACCCTTCTTCGCGGGCACGCTTAACAGGCGGTGGTGGTCAAAAGAAAAAAGGCAATTCATTTGCAGGAGTTATAGATATGTGAGGATTTAAATGACTAACAGCTACCCAAATGTTGACGCTGCCAACAAATGGGCGCGATCTGTTATCTCAGGAAAAGTCCCAGCATGTAAATGGGTTAAATTGGCGTGCGAAAGGCACATTAATGATTTAAAAAACTCAAAAAAACGAGATTATCCATACAAATTTGAGCCCAAATTAGCTGAAAAAAAGATACTTTTTGTTGAATTATTGCCACACACAAAAGGTGAATGGGCACTAAAACGACTCAAAATTAAGTTGGAAGATTGGCAGAAATTCGGGCTTGCTGTCACGTTTGGTTGGGTGCGTAAAAAAGATGGTTATCGTCGCTTTCGTGAAAGCTATTGGGAAGTGCCACGGAAAAACGGTAAGTCAGCAATTGCAGCTGGCGTTGCACTTAATATGTTTGCCAATGATGGTGAGTTCGGCTCAGAAGTTTATTCAGGTGCCACTACAGAAAAACAAGCATGGGAAGTCTTTAAGCCAGCGCGTTTGATGGTGAACAGATCACCAGATTTAATTGAAGCAGCTGGAATACTGGTCAATGCAGGTAGCTTAGAAATACCAACCGATGGTTCTTTGTTTGAACCGCTTATTGGTGATCCACCAGATGGCCAATCACCACATTGTGCAATCGTAGACGAATACCATGAACATCCTGATGCGAGACTGTATGACACGATGCAAACGGGAATGGGTGCGCGCCGTCAACCTCTGATTTTTACGATTACGACCGCAGGCTTCAACATTGAGGGTCCATGCTATGACTTGCGCATCCGTGTTCAGGAAATGCTTTTAGGCACGGTACCTGATGATGAGCTTTTTGGATGGATATGGACCATTGATGAGGGTGATGATTGGACTGATCCCAAAGTTTTAGTAAAAGCAAACCCAAATTATGATGTCTCGGTTTATGAAGATTATCTAATTTCACAGCAGCGTCGAGCAATTCAAAACGCTGCAAAGCAAAATGCATTTAAAACTAAGCATTTAAACGTTTGGGTTTCTGCAAAATCTGCATTTTTCAACATGGAACAGTGGAATAAATGCAAAGACACAAGTTTGAAAATTGAAGATTTCATTAATGATGCATGTTTGATCTGTGTCGACTTATCTTCAAAGATCGATATCGCAGCACGTATCAACCTGTTTTACAGGATCATCGACGGAAAAATTCATTATTACTCAATTGCACCGCGGTTCTATTTACCTTACGACACTGTCTATAACGGAGATGAAAAGCAGGTAATTGAGCGTTATCAGAAATGGCTTAACCAAGATCTTTTAACGGTTTGTGATGGATATGAAAACGATTTGAACGAAATTGCTGAGGATATTACTTCAGATGCTGAAAGTCTCAAGGTTCAAGAGGTTCCATACGATGAATGGGGTGGATTTCAAATATCTAAACAGATTGATGAAGCTGGTTATACCTCTATCAAGATCCCAAAAAATACCAAGACTTTTTCACCAGCGATGAAGGAAATGGAAGCGGCAATTGCTGCAGGACGATTTCATCATGATGGGCATCCCATACTGTCTTGGATGTTCGGCAATGTGATTTCAAAAACTGGAAAGAACGATACTGAGTTTCCAGATAAAGAAAAGTCCTTCAAAAAGATTGATGGTGCAGTGGCCTGCATGATGGGGGTTAGTCGAGTTTTGGCATTAACCAGTACGATTAAAGAAGAATCCTTATCTGATCATTTGGAGAAACACGGGGTTAGAAGATTGTAATGAATCTAAAATCAAAAATTGGGGAGTTACTTGGTTTCAAGTCAACTCCCCAAATCATTTCTAGCCCAGACGAATTGGCAAGAATTTTTGGAGCTGAATTTGTCACCGGCACCGGGCAACCAGTAACGCCGATCCGTGCAATGCAACTTGCTATTGTATTTTCATGTGTGCGGGTTTTATCTGAATCGATGGGCATGCTGCCTTGTCGATTGTATAAACAGACGGGCAATACGAAAGAAGCAGCAATAAATCACAAGCTTTATGACTTGTTAACTCTTGCTCCAAATGACTACATGACGCCTCAAGAATTCTGGGAGCTTTTAATGGTCTGTCTTTGTTTGCGTGGAAATTTCTATGCTTACAAAGTGTATGCACTCGGTCAGGTTGTCGAGTTACTACCGCTTGATCCAGCATCCGTTACGCCAAAACTCAATGACAATTGGGAAGTTGAGTATCAGGTCAATTTCAAAAATGGTGGTTTAAAGACACTCTCGCAGAATGAAATTTGGCATGTACGTCTGTTCACCTTAGATGGATTGAATGGCTTGAATCCGATCGCATTTGCGCGAAAGAGTATCTCGCTCGGCCTAGACACTGAAGAGCATGGCTCGAAGTTATTCAAAAATGGGGCCGTCACTTCTGGTGTTCTTGAAACCGATGAAAGTCTTTCGGATGTTGCTTTCAATCGTTTAAAGGATGAATTCACCGAAAACTACACGGGATTGGCCAACACATATAAACCAATGATTTTAGAGCAGGGCCTGAAATGGAAACCGACTGCTTTGAATTTAGAAGACTCTCAATTTTTAGAAACTCGTGAATATCAAAAGGCTGAAATCTGCGGCTTATTTCGTGTACCACCGCATCTTGTTGCTGCCATGGACAAAATGACTCTGAACAATATCGAGCATATGGGTATGTCATTTGTGAACTATTCGCTTGTGCCTTATATGACTCGTATTGAATCGAGAATCCGAGTAGGTCTTTTAAATGAAGAAGACCGAAAAACGCACTATGCCAAGTTTAATGCTGGGGCCTTACTGCGTGGCGACTTAAAAACTCGCTATGAAGCATATGGGAAAGGCATTCAATGGGGTTTCTTAAGCCCTAATGACTGCCGTGAGCTTGAGGACCTTAATCCACGTGATGGTGGAGACATTTATTTGACTCCAATGAATATGACAACAAAACCTGAGGAGAATGATGATGCAGATAAAGCGTCTTAATGTACCTTTTGAAATCAAATCTGTATCTGACACAGGCGAGTTTGAAGGATATGCATCTGTATTTGGAGTAGAAGACAGTTACGGTGATGTGGTAATGCCTGGTGCGTTCAAGCGCACATTAGAAGAGTGGTCTAAAAAGGGACGTTTACCTGTGATGCTCTGGCAACACAAATCTGATGAACCTCTAGGTCCCTACACCGAGATGAAAGAAGACGAAAAAGGCCTCTTTGTAAGAGGCCGTTTTCTTATTGAAGATGACCCTTTGGCCCGCCGTGCTCATGCACATTTAAAAGCAAAATCTATTGGTGGAATGTCAATTGGTTTCATCCTGCGTGATTACGAATATGACAAACAACTGGGTGTTTACAAATTAACAGACATTGATTTGTGGGAAGTATCGATTGTGACATTTCCCGCAAATGATGAGGCGCGAGTTTCAGAAGTGAAATCAGCGTTAGATCGAGGGGAAATCCCTTCTGAAATTGAAGTTGAACGGGCCTTAAGAGAGGCTGGTTTTTCTCTCCCTCAAGCCAAAGCCTTTATGGCGAAAGGCTACGGTGCAATTAGTTCTCAAAGAAATACTGAGCAGACTAATGACGCGCTTCAATCCTTTAAAGACCTAAAATCCATTTTTACAGAAGGTGCATGACAATGCCTATTGAAAAGAAAGACATCGAAGAAGTTGCAGCAGACCTCAAGGGGACGTTTGAAGACTTCAAAAAGAAAAATGACCAAGAGCTTGAAGGCATTAAAGCCGAAAAAAGTAAATTGTCTGGTCAAGTAGATAAACTCAACGAAAAATTAGGTGAACTTGATAAGCTCAAAACTGAGCTTGAAAAAGAGCTTAAGCAAGCTAAACGACCAGGTGCAACCAGTGGCAAAGATGTCGATGAACACAAAGCTGCCTACTCTCAGTTTATTCGCAAGGGTGTAGACGAAGGGTTAGCCGAGTTACAGCAGAAAGCTGTTCAGGTGGGTGTTGATGCCGATGGTGGTTTTGCGGCTCCTGAAGAACTCGACAAAAATATCATTCAGCTTTTACACGATGAAAGCCCAATGCGTGAAGAGTGTGGATCCATCATCATCAGTGCTTCTGGCTATAAAAAGTTGGTGAATTTAGGTGGAGCCAGCTCGGGTTGGGTTGGTGAAACAGATGATCGACCTGAAACCAATTCACCAAAGCTTGCAGAAATTATTGCAACCATGGGTGAAATTTATGCCAAGCCAAAATCGACACAGACGGCCTTGGATGACGTGTTTTTCAATGTTGAAAACTGGCTTGCAGAAGAAGTTGCTCGAGAATTTTCAGAACAGGAAGGCAATGCGTTCTTGCTCGGTAATGGTGTGAAAAAGCCAAAAGGCATCTTGGCACACAACTTAGCCACTACTGATGATAAAACACGCCAATTCGGAACACTTCAGCAATTTTTGTCTGGACAGGCTGGTAATTTTGATGCAGATGACATTCTTGATTTGATTTATGGATTGAAAAAAGGCTACCGCCGTGGTGCCAAATTCATGATGAATGGTTTAACGGTAGCCAAAGTGCGTAAATTCAAAGATTCTGAAGGTAACTACTTGTGGCAACCAGGTCTTCAAGAAGATGAACCATCACGCTTATTGGGTTATGGAATCGCTGAAAATGAAGACATGCCAGATGTCGCTGCAGATGCAAATGCAGTTATGTTCGGAAACTTCAAGCGTGGTTATGCAGTTGTAGACCGTATGGGTGTTCGTACTTTACGCGATCCGTATTCTGCGAAGCCTTACATCGAGTTTTACACAACTAAGCGTGTGGGTGGCTTGCTAACTGATAGCAATGCAATCAAGGTGCTAACGCTTAAAGCCGCTTAACCAATACAAAAGCCCTGATAATCTCGGGGCTTTTTTAATGGAAGGATTGATTCTCATGCCACCAATTATTTACGTGAATGAAACATTCAAAATTGCGATAGAAAACGGCAACAAAGTGATAGAAATTGAACCGGGCGAACACGATGTCGATGATCGTATTGCCGTAGTTGCTGTTGATATCTTAGGCGTAGCAACGCACAAAGAAATTAAATCTGAAAACATTGACCCTCCAATCAATTCGCAACAGCCTGAGCCTGAGCCTGAGCGCCTGAGCCTGAGCCTGAGCCAAAAACTGTATCTAAGCGTAAGGTGAAAGCTAATGCCAATACTGACACTCAGCCAAGTCAAAGCCCGATTGAAAATTGATGCAGATGATGAGGACGATGATCTTCAATTATTGATCGATGCTGCATTATCAACTTTTGAAGAAGTGACCAATCGAAAATTATTTGAACTTTGTGCTTCAATACCGGATGAAGTAATTAACGGTATTCATGCATCGCCTTCGATTGTTCAAGGCGCACTCACACTAATCGGCTACTGGCATGAAAATCCAGAAGCCACTGGAAACATGGAGAAGTTGCCCAAATCTACATTGTGGGCATGGAATCGGCATCGATTTTTAAATGTGGGGTGATGCATGGAGTTCGGAAAGTTAAAACATCGCATCACTGTTCAGAAGTATGTTGAAACGCAGGATGATAGTAATCCTGAATATCTTATAAGAGGTTGGATTGATCACTGTACCTTATGGTCAGACGTTCAGGATTTATCAACACGGGACAGCATACAAGCACAATCCATTGGCTCATCACTTCAAGCACGTGCAGTAGTTCGTTTTAGTAGTGTTTCGGCAACGATTACGAGCGATATGCGCATCCTCTTTGATGGACTTTATTACCAAGTTAATGGTCAGCCAAAGCGTGATTTGTTCAATCGCAAGACATATATCACTATTGAACTCAGTGAGGGTCTAAAAGAATGGAATCAATAGCACATTTGAGTGGGATTGATGATGTTGCTGAAAAGCTTGAACGTCTGGCCAGTCCCAAAATAGCAAAAAGACTGGCATCCAAAGCAGCAAGAAAGGCAATGAATATTGTCAAAAAGGCAGCTGTCAGTAATTCCAGATTGATTGATGATCCAGAAACTTCTGAACAGATTTCTAAAAATATTATGGTTCGCGCAGGTCGAGTCAGAAATTCAAGTGAAATTGTGATGAAGGTCGGCGTCCGTGGCGGTGCAAGACATTATGTTTCTTCAAAAGAAAATGTCAGAGCGGGCAGAGCTGGAAAAAGTTACAAGACACTCGGAAGTAAAGATAATCCTGGTGGCGATACTTGGTATTGGTGGTTCGTAGAACTCGGTACTGATCATTCAAGAGCGATTCCTTTTTTACGTCCAGCGATGAATAACAATATTGAATCCGTCACTGATACATTCACGAGTGTTTTCAAGGTAGGCATTGAAGAGGAGTTAAATAAAGTCTGATGATTCCAATTCGAACAATTCTGAACAGCGCTTCGAGTGTAACTGCACTATTAAAAGCAAGTGATGGAGTTTTGCGGGTATACAGAGATCAAGCCAGTGAGGGGGTTAAATTGCCTTATGTGGTCTGGACCATTGTTTCAGGTTATGCAATTGATAATGTAGATGTGCCTGCAGTTGATGACAGCATTGAAGTTCAGATTGATGTGTATGCCCAATCAGAGCATGAAAGAGATACTGTTTTTAAAGCTGTACGGAACGTACTCAAGCATCACTCTATTATCGAAAACTTTCCGAATATCGGCTCAATCATACCAGGTGTGTACAGAGGTACTTTTACTTGTAGCTGGTTGATTGAAGCTTAAAAAAATCCAATTAATGGCGCCTTGTGCGCCTTTTTTATTGCCAAAAAAATGAGGAGCAAGCTCATGGCGCGTATTAAAGTTCAAAAAACTCAGCTGTATTATTTTGATGGTACCAATATTGTTCCTGTTATTTGTGCCAAGACAATCGATCTTGGTCAAGACAGTGAAGAAGATATTGAAGTGACTTGCCTTGATCAAGAAGAAGGCGACACTGAAGCAGGTATGGTTACACCGGGTGAAGGTTCATTGGCTGTAGATTTTGATGATGAAAATTCTTCACATCTTAAAATTCTTGAACTTTCAAAAACAGTACCAAAAAAAACAGTTCATTGGTACCTTGGTTCATCTCACAGTGCAGCCCCGCCTACAGTAACAGGTGGAACAGTTACATTACCGACAACCCGTACTTGGTGGGAATTTGACGGCTATCTCAAACGTGCAGCTCCAACATTTGAAAAGGGCCAGCATGTGGGTTACTCATTCCCACTGAAACGCCGTTCTTCGGTGCAAGAAACCATTCGTACGATTACTCCTTAAGGTGAAATATGAAAAATATTAAGGATCTTAAGCGCGTAACTAAAATTGGTGCTGCCATTCGCCGTGAGTTGGTCTGGCAGCAGGGCGCAAATGAAGACAATTTAGATTTTCTTCGTGAAACTTCAGGCGATCCTGATGTTCAAATCGGTGATGTTGTTGATATCAAGGCTGAGGTTTATATCAAAAAACTCAGCTTTAAGGCAGCACGAGACGCTTCAAAATCATTTCATTGGAAAATTAATGAGAAAGATATTGAAGCATCTGAGCTTAAATCAGTTGATGCGGATCGACTGCAAGCCTCACATTTATGCGGAACCATCTGTGTAGATAGTGCCGGGACGCCGTTTTTTGATAATCTCGAAGCTGTTTATGACTCTGAGCCAAGTTTTATCAATGCTCTATATAAATTGGCTGATGAGATTAACAACTTTATGGGAAAGTCTCAGAAGAAGAGCTCGAGCGATACGAACTCATCCTTGAACTTGTCTCCTGTGGAATCGGTGGAAGAACAGTTGCAGAAGCCGAACGAAACCTAAGTCACAAAGAGCTTATGTTGTGGAGAGCATATCGGGAAAAGCGAGGCTCTCTTTTTATTGGTCGAAGGATAGAACAGGCTATTGGTGGATTGATGGCCTTCTATCACAACGGAAAAGTTAAGCCTGAGGATCGTGTCGACTCGGTGATGTTTATGCCTCACGAGGACAAGCCAGAGGAAATTGAATTGTCTTTAGATGAGGCAATGGAAAAAGGACTTTAATTTACAATTATGTAAAATGTACGAATTCCATTTTTTATGGGTTCGTACCTTATAAGACGATAATGGGTGTTATCGTTGAAAAATTCCCACATGTCCATGATTGGATCTTTGAATTCTGGCTTTGCAAAGTCTTTAATTATTTCTGACATATAACTGTTAAATTGGATTTAATTTTTCAGATATTATAACCTCATTAAATAAAAAATTTAGGTGGTATTTATTTTGAGAAAAATTTATGTGATTACGTTAAGTCTCTTGTTAATTACTGGTTGTAGTAACAAAGAAAATGAAAAGCAACAAGAATCTAAAGAAAACTCGGAATTAAACAAATATGCAGAAAGTCAAAAAGTTGCCGCATCAAAAACGACAAGTATAAATCCTAATATGGATATCATTGATTTAGCAAAGTGTACGGCTGCTTCAATGAAAATTGGACAAGGCATAGGTGTTTATAAAGTCTGGACACAGGAGCTGGAGAGACGATATGCAAAAATTTATAAGGATAAAAGTTCAAAAGAAATTGAATCCTATGCTGGTGAACGAATTAGCGACAAACTAAAATTTTTGAAAGATTCAGGGCTTGAAACACAGCAATCATTCTTAAATTACTACAATACGAACTGTAAATCTTAAACTCATTAATTAAAGAAACCCACCTTATTGGTGGGTTTTTTTATACCTAAGGAATTGAACCATGGCAACAGCATCATTAGGCCGCTTGACACTTGATCTAGTTGCCAAAGTAGCAGGATACACTGAACCACTAAGTCGTGCAGAACGCGAAACAAAAAAATCTACTAAATCAATTTCAGATTCATTTGATTTGGCAAGTCTGGCAGTAAAGGGCTTTGGCGTTGCGCTTGGTGGGTTATCTGTTGCAAGCGTGATTGCATATAGTGAAAAAGTGATTACCGCTGGAAATGATATTCAGCGCTTTGCAAAATTAGCTAACGCATCAGTAGGCCAGTTTCAATACTATGCTAAAGGTGCTGAAACAGCAGGTATTTCACTTGAGTCATTTGCTGATAAGTTAAAAGATATGCAGGACCGAATTGGTGACTTTCAGCAGACTGGTGGTGGACCACTCGCAGATTTCTTTACAAATATTGCACCTCGAGTGGGGGTAACCATTCAGCAATTTCAAAAATTATCAGGTCCTGAAGCTTTGCAGCTTTTTTATAACTCACTAGAAAAAGCCGGTGCAAGTACAAATGACATGAAGTTTTACATGGAATCGATTATTTCAGATTCTTCTTTGTTGATTCCACTGCTAGAAAAAAATGGTAAAGGCTTTAAGTTGTGGGGTGATGCCGCTCAAAAAGCGGGAGCTATTTTATCAGATGATATGATCGGTAACCTCACTGCTGCAAAAATGAATCTTCAATTAATGGATTTACAATGGCATGGTGTTGAAGCCAGGCTTGTTAATAATATTGTACCTGTACTTCAAGATGTTGCAGAAAACTGGGATCAAATAAAGGGCGTAACTATTGCTGTTGCCGCAGGTTTGTCTGCTCGATTAGTACCTTCTCTTATTTTGACCTCGATTCAATTAGTCCAAACTTCAATTTTTGCTGTACGTGCTGGCGTAGGCTTAATTGGATTCTCAAGATCGGTAGGAGTTGCTACTAATGCATTAACACTTTTCAAAGGTGTTGCGGCATTCTTAGGTGGTCCTGCAGGTATAGCAATGTTAGCTTTTCAAGCAGCTATTGCTGGTGGTACATACTATGCAATGACACGTAAAACGGAAGATGCTACAGATGCATTTGATACACAAGGAAAATCAATAGGTGAATTGGTTACTCATTACAATAGTTTGAGTGATGCAAAAAAACGTGCTTTTGCTTACGATGCAGCCCAAGATTTAAAATCTGATACAGAAGCATATGAAAATGCTAAAAATCAGGTAGCAGCATATGCCAGCGGTCTTGCAGAAACAGTTTTAAAACAGGGCGAATCATCCGAAAAAATTAAAGAATGGAGAGCAGAGTTTTTAAAGGGTGGAATCAGTGCTGATGAGCTGTCAAACCGCATAGGATCACTTTCGGATGTATCAGATGTATACAATGCGAATATGGTGAAATATGCAAGTTTAGCAACACAAGCTAAAACTAAAATGGATGCGCAAAAGAAGGTGACTGATTCTCTAACAGGAGTTACCGATAAAGCTTCAGATGCGCAAAAAAATATAAATAAAGTTTTAACTGATCAGGCTCATCTACTTGGGATTATGCCTAGTCGTTGGAATGCATATACCCAGAAGCAACGTGAAAGCTTGACAAATATCCTTAGTGATAAGCAACGTGAAGACTATATAAAAACTAATGTAGATTTAGGTTGGTCAAAGGAGAAAGCTGAATACTTTGCAGACTATCGTAACAGCGCTGGACTAGGATATGTTGGTTCAAAGCTTGATACCGATCAAATGCGTATAGTTAATATGGGATTTAACCAGAAGAACTATAACTTCAATAAAGCTGAATTAGCAGCAATTGCTAAAGTTCAGGGAATCGCTAAAGCAAATAACTTTGCTCAAATTGAAGGCTTGTATGGTCTACCTGCTGGAACTTTAGCTGCGTTAGTTCTTCAGGAGTCAGGCGGTAATCCTAACGCTGTAAGTCCTACAGGCGCAAAAGGATTATTTCAGACAACTGGTATCTATAGAGTAGGTAAAGATTTAAGTACAGTTGAAAAACAAGCAGCAGCAGCAGCGAAGTATATAAGTGAAAGCTATCAGGAATTTGGAAACTTATCCGATGCTATCACCTCATATAACTCAGGTGTTGCAGGCCTTAAAGATTACAAAAATGGTGGAAGATCACCTGAAAAAAGAAAGGAAATTGCTGGATATGCGCCAGGTGTGCAACGTTGGCTTGCCGGGGTTAATGGCAAGACAAATATTGATAATTCTCTCATCATGCCTACTCAAGCAGACTTTTTGGCTCAACAAGCAATTGCAGCACAGTCAGCTAAAGAGCTTTCAGATAAGCGTAAAGATATTGACACTCAATATTATAAGGCGTCTGAAAAACTTGCTGAGGAGCATAAGGATCGAGTTGAAGCGATTAATAATGCATATGCCGGAACAAAGGAACTTAAAGTTCGTTTAGCTCAAGAGTCAGCACTTTATCTTGATCAAACTACGAAACTAAAAGTTCAACGTGAAGAAGACTATGCCAATCTGACAGCATTTGAAACTGATCGTATCAAGCAGCTCGAAGATTATTATTCACGTCAAATCGAATTGGCTAAAACCAATACTGAATTGAATGATAAAGAGCGTGCAAAAGAAATTTCAGCTTTACAACGTAAGCGAGATTTTGAAATCAGTGAAGTTCGCCGTGAGCAGCAAGAACAAGTTCAATCTGCGTTTGAAGCATATCTGAATGAAACTGAAATTGTTCTCAAACGTTATAAACGTGAAAGAGATGCAATTAAAGAAAATCATGAGTTGGCCAAAGAATACAGAGATGAGCTGCTTCGAGCTAAGGATATGGATATTGCGAGTGTATTAACAAAAAATACGCAATCGATAGATGATATCCGCTGGCAGAATCTTGAGGCTATGGTCGAAAGAAATAACCCAAATTCTGCTGCACGAATGGGTTTAGAAAATAGTCGTCTTGGTGCACAAGAAAATCTTGATTCTAAATATCGTGAACAGCGTACGGGGATCTTTGAAACTGTAGATGATGAGACAGCAAGAAATGAAAAACTTCTCGCTGTGCATGAAGAATATCTTCAGGCCAAAGCACTGCTTGATCAGAACTACGCACAAGCTGAACTTCAGTTAAGACAAAATCAGGCATTTACAGCAATTCAAACTACCACGGATATGATGGCATCTATCTTCGGGGAACAATCTACAGCTTATAAAGCAATGTTTGAAATGCAGAGAGCGTATGCAGTTGCGCAAGTGCTTATGAATGCGCCTACAACGTTCTCAAACGTTTATACCTCTGTTTCACAGATTCCATTAGTCGGCTGGCTTATGGCGCCAATTCTTGCTGGTGCAGCTGTCGGTTTGCAATTAGCGCAAGCTGCAAAAGTTGGAAGTGTCAGTGTCGCAGGCTTTGCAACTGGTGGACACATTACCGGACCAGGCACAGGCACATCAGATGATATCCCGATCTGGGCATCAAATGGTGAGTTCATGTTAAAAGCAGCTGCTGTTCAAAAGATCGGTTTAGATAATTTGAACTACATGAATCAGACAGGAAAGCTTCCAAATATGTATGCAGACGGTGGATTGATTGCGCCTGAGAAGTACCTTTCTACGAAAGATATTCCAGAAGCAAAAAGTTCATCTGGTCGAAGCACATCAAATGGATCTACCGGTGATACCTATCATCTAACTGCCAGCTTTATTGATACTAAAGATGCAGATCGTTGGCTTAAGAAACGAGGTAAGGCCTTGGCAAACGGACTAAAAGAGTACAATCGAAACTTCGGCAAATAAGGGGAAAAATATGTCAGATGTTTTATTTCCTGAAATTTGCATCGGCTATGATTTCGTTCGCAAACCAGTGTTTAGCACAAATATCATGACTTCTATTTCGGGTCGTGAGCTGCGTGCTAGACACTATGCAGTACCGCGTTACGAGTTCAGTTTGCAGATACCTATTTTGCGGGAGAGTAAAAAAGAACTTCAGAAAATTGAAAATTTCTTTTTGGATCGGTTTGGTTCATTTGATAGTTTTTTGTTTAAGGCACCGCTGGATAACGAATTTGAATCTGAGTTTGTCGGCGACGGTGTAACAACAATCTTTCAGCTTTACAAGCAAACCAGTGAGCAAAAAATCCCTATCACGAACGTTGAGGCTTTTGGCAAAGTTTTGATGTGGAGTGCCAATGATCAGGCGTTGATGTGGAGTGCCAATGATCAGGCGTTGATGTGGTCGAATGATTTTTATCAAATCACATCCGATGGTCGAGTGATTTTTAATAGACCGCTGGCACTCGGTGAGTCAATTTCTATTACCGGTACATTTTACTACCGTTGCAGATTTGCAGAAGACAGCCAAGAGTTTACGCTGTTTTCACACAAGTTGTGGCAGGGTCAAATCAATCTAGTCGGTTCATTTGGGAATAAGATATGAGACAAGTATCGGACAAAATGGCTGCATTGCTTGAATCTAATCAGTTTGTTATTGCAGAGCTTTATACAATCACCACGGTACAAGGTAGCGAGTATCGTTATACCAATTATGATTATTCAATCACTGTTGATGAAAAAGCATACTTGAGCAATGGGCCGATCATTGAGCGAGACAGTTTGAGCTACAAAATCGGTATTGAGCTAGATAGTCTAAGCGTTGCAGTGAGTATCAATGATGATGTGATGCTTGGCTCTTTACCTTTTCTTCAAGCTGTTCACAACGGTCAGTTGGATGGCGCAAGATTCAAACTTGAAAGAGTGTTTATGGATCCTAAACATCCTTTTGATACCAGTGCTGGCACAATCAAATTGTTTGACGGCTTGATTGTTGAACCAGACTTCACGCGCAATCAGTTACAGTTTTCAGTTAAGTCTGATCTTGATGTTTTGAGTGTACAAATGCCGCGGGACCTATATCAACCATCTTGCAAAAACACGTTGTTTGATATGCGTTGTGGGTTAATTCGTGAAGAACATGCTGTATTTGCAACTGTGGAAGATGATTCAACTTTGAGCCGCATAGTCTGCACCATTGCCAAACCTCAAGGATATTTTACGCAAGGGGTGGTGGAGTTCACCGCTGGCTTAAATGCAGGTATCAAACGTACGATTCGACTGCATGAAAATGGATCGTTACTTTTGACATTACCATTGACACAAATGCCCGAAGTAGGTGAATCCATCAAGGTTTATCCTGGTTGTGATAAGACCATGGATACCTGCAGTATCCGTTTTAATAATCTTGAACGGTTTCGTGGGGAGCCTTTTGTACCAGTACCTGAAACCGCCGTTTAATTATTTTTTTTAAATCCAAGCCTCGCATTTGCGAGGTTTTTTGTTTTGAGGATAAGACAAATGCCTTTACCAAATGCAAGTCAATTCAATTCTCCAACCGTGACTGAAAATCAATATAAAGAAGCACAATCACAGTTAATTGAATACATCAAAACTCTTGCTGCAAAATCAGAAGTTGAGATTGCTGTAGCAACAAAAGCAGATAAAACCTATGTGGATACAGCTTTGGTATCATTCCAAAATGGAGCCGTTAAAACTTATCCAACATTGGCTGCTGCCAATGCAGATATTGCGAATATTCAGCTTAATTCAAAGATTTCAGTTTTAAGCGCTGAAGATGGTGGGGATTATTACAAAGCGACTGCAAATGCGACGAGTTTGACGAAAAGTCCATATGATGTTCTTTCATTAGCAAAATCCGATGCATCTAATAAAGCTGCGACTGCTAAATCAGAGGCAATTTCTGCAGCTGCAACTGATGCTTCTACTAAAGCTGATAGTGCTAAGTCTGAAGCGCTTATAGCAGCAAACTCAAACACAGAAAATAAGTTAGCTCCGATTAATACCCAGATTATTGAGAAACCATATTCTGTTCAGGATATCTTTGGACTTGCTGCGATTGATGGTTATATTAAAACTAATGGTACGATAGACACGTCCACGAGTTTTAAAAGGACTGATTTTATTGCAGTGAGTCAGGGCCAGGTCGTTAGTGTAAACGCGTCAACTCAACCCGCTATAGCGACAATTGCAGAGTTTAACGGAGTTAAAGCGTTTATTCGTGCCTCTGTAGCCCCATCTGGCCCAGCATCTTATAACCCGCAAATTACAATTGATAGCAAAACAAAATTTATTATTGTTTCTTTTATTAAAAATACATCCGTTATTCAATCTGCAAAAATCACACAGCCGCAGGTATATAAAGATTTTGTCACTCAAGCTGAATTTGATGTTTTAGCATCGAACGATAATTTTGCTAATGTATATAAGCAGCGCGAACAATGGGACTCTCTTACGCAATACACGCTAGATGGTACGACACTTCTGGGAGCTACTGGCTACTCTTGCGTAACAAAAAAACTTATCAAAGCTGGTCAGAAAATCAAATGTCTAGTCTACGGTTCGCCTCTTGGTTCCGTTGAAGGAATTAAATTTTATGGTGACGACGGCTCGTATGTATTTACTCAGATTCCAGCCAATACAGATGGCTCTACTACGCGTAAATATGCAACGCTTGAATATACGCCGACGGTTGACGGCTATTTCTTTATTAACTCTTACACTCAGGGTATTGATACGAGCAGCATCTATTATTCTGTTTTTAAAGCTGGGATATATGTGCCATGGTCTGAGATCGGTATCAGTGTTCCCTCGCAAGCAGCTTTTGATTTACTCAATAAACGAACAAATCGATACTGGGAAGGGAAAAAAATTGTGTGGGTGGGGACTTCTATTCCTGCTTTTACAGCAACAAGCGGGCTTTCATATCCATATATGGTTGGTCAGGCGCTTGGATGTGAAATGATCAATCGCTCACAAGGTGAGAGTTATATTACATACAACGCGGCTAATCCAATTGTTTCCGGTGACGCATCTTACAAAACGTTGTCTGCAACAAAAGCCGAGATTCGAGCGTTTATGCAAGCTTATCAGCCAAGCATTACAGAAGCAGGCTTGCAAGCTGTCGAGCAGTCTAGCTATGAATTTCAGGTTCTTGGTAGAAATGCTGATCTTGTGGTATTTGATCACATGCACAATGACATGGACAAGCCTTACATCTCATTTGGTGCGCTAGACAATAACACTGATAGGAAAACATTCTTTGGTGCGTTCAATTATATTATTGAAAAGCTTTATTTAGACACTCCAAACGTTAGGATTGCCTTCGTATCATGTCCGACACGTTACGAACTATCTGCGGTTCGTACAGTGGCAAAGTATGATCAATATCGCGATGCGTTACGTCAGTTAGCATTAAAATATAATGCGCCGTTTATTGATTTAGCAATCTTATCGAATGTTCATCAGAACAATTACACGAGGTGGACTAATTTTATTGATCAGGGTAACGCAGACTATACGCATCCGAGTGCAGCAGCACGTGTACGTTATGCAAACATTCTCGCAGAAGCAATTAGAGGGATAGGTTAACCTAAAAAGCCCTGTGGACTTAAGTCCACAGGGCTTGATATGGAAAGCTAAAAAAGCTCAGTTTTTAAAAATAACACTGAAATAAGGCGACAAAGCTGCTGATTTACTAAATCTCATGTGATCTGCATCCCTTAACAACGGTTCATTTTCTTTCGTGAAGTAGCAATAATTCTTATCGCAGAAGAATTTTGAAATATCAATAAGATGTGCTCCATACAATTTACTAGCCTTTATTTGAACATCAAAAGCCTGTTCACTTCGTTTTTGATATGCATTGATAGGAATATTTAACAAATTATTTTGATTGATTTTGATAATTTCATTTTTTGCTATGACGTCTCGAACAACCACATTAGCTTCTGGAGTAGGTGTTGTAATATAAACTTGATGATTCTTAGAAATCATAGCAATAGTTTTAAGATAATTTTCTTTCATTTCCTTATCGTAATCGTTATTAAATTCAGAATACGGTTTGGTGATATATCTAACGGGTGATTTAGTACGAGAGTTTTCGATTTGACCCCAAAATAGTACATTCAATCTATTGATTATTAATACTGGGACATCTTTATTTTTTTTCATTTCATCAATTGCTTGATTAACTAGATTCCCGCAGTTATCAGCTGGATCATCTGTTCTCTTTAACCCTATAATCGTGGCACAACCTGGAATCCACCAGTGTATTAGTGATGAATTTGGTGGTAAAGCATGTATAACTCCGTTGAGCATTGAGCTAGAATGACTATCACCAATGACTAGTAATTTAACTGGTCCATTACCATATTGACATGACTTAATGGTTTTAGAATGCTCTTCAGTCATACAATTATCAGCTCTAGGATTTACATCTTTTTCAAAGCTATCTAAATTTTGAACGTAATTAGAAAATCTATCTGGTATACCATTTTTAAAGAATATTATTCCTGAAATAATACTTAGAGTTAAACATGAGAATATCCAGATAGAATAAGCTTTAACTTTGCTGATAGACGAAAAGAATTTTCGTGTTGGGTTTTCGATTAATGTATATGAAAGCCAGCCTAAGACTAAAGAAAGAAGTATTCCTGAAACAATAAATAGCAACTCATCATTTTTATAAAAATAATGTAGAAAAAATACAATTGGCCAATGCCATAGATATATAGAGTAAGAATTATTGCCTAGCCACTGTAATAATTTGGGTTTAGTAAAAATGGAGTTTTGCTGATTTGCCAGAAGAATAAAAAAGGCACCTAAAACAGGCACTAATGCATTGTAACTAGGCCAAGTAGTTTGTTCTGTAAAAAGAAAACAACTTATAACAATCAGCGAGAAGCCTGCAATTTCTGTAAATTTTGGAAATGGTACTTTTTCTTTTGGGATGAAGAATATCATTCCCCCAAGAAGTAGTTCCCACGCTCTAAAAGGTAAAAGAAAAAAACCAGGTATAGCATTTTTAAAAGGTATGAGAATAGCTAGAATCAATGAAAATATAATTCCTGCTAGAAAGCATAATGCAATGAATTTATGTGAATTTTTTATCTTGTAAAGCAAAGCTACTATGATCGGAAAAACTAAATAAAATTGCCATTCTAAAGACAATGACCAAGTATGAAGCAATGCTTTATTGTGAGAGCTAGTATCAAAATAACCAGATTCACGCCAGTACACGATATTTGAAAAAAAGTTGATACTTGAGAGTGAGTGTAGTCCTAAGCTTTTGTAATCCTGAGGTAGTAAAAAGAACCATCCTAGAATTAAAAGTAAAACGCATACAACAAATAAAGCTGGAACAATTCTGATGCCACGAGAAAGATAGAAATTTATAATAGAAAAGTTTCCTTTATCTAGGCTTTTAATCACAATGCCTGTCATCAAGTAACCTGAAATCACAAAAAATATATCTACTCCAATAAAACCAGCAGAAAACCCAAGTATTCCAAAATGAAACAATACTACTAAAACGACTGCATATGCTCGCAATCCATTTATATCGTAACGAAAGCCGTTAGGCATTTTTCTAATCCAATTTAAATTTTAGAGGTAATCTAATTGATTGATCATCAAAAATCTATTCTTGACGAAGCTTTTTCTTGGCTCGGCACACCTTATCATCATCAAGGGCGTGTCAAAGGTGTCGGCACAGACTGCGGTATGATCATTCTCGAAGTGTTTCATAAACTTGGATTAATGCCTTATGTTGATCCACGTCCTTACCCACCTGATTGGCATTTGCATCAAATGGAGGAACGATATCTCTATTGGGTAGAGCAATTCTTCTACAAAGTTGATGAGCCGCAACCAGGTGATATTGTGCTTTATCATTTTGGAAAATGTATCAGTCATGCGGGGATTATCACTGAATGGCCCATGATGGTGCATGCTTATTTAAAGCAAGGTGTCATTCTCTCGGATGGTACAAAAGGAAGTTTAGCCCGGCGAATCGTCGGGTTTTATCGTATTAAGGAGCTGTAAAAATGAGTGGATTATTTAAAAGTCCGACAATCAGCACTTCAGACACACGTATCAATTCGATGCGTGTGCAAACCTCTGCTTATGGCGTACCTCAATACTTGGTATATGGGAAAAACCGTATCTCGGCAAATATGTTTTGGTATGCGGATTTCAAAGCAAATGCCCATACCACAACAACGAAATCAGGTGGTAAAGGCGGCAAAGTTAAAACACAGAATACAACTTATACATATTCAGCTTCTTTGATGCTTGGCTTGTGTGCCAACAAAGTCAGAAAGATTGGTTTAATCTGGAAAGATAAAGAGCAGATTATCGATAAAATTGAAAGTAGTATAACTTTCTCACCAATTGATCAACTTGGGTTTGAATTTTTTGACGGTGACAATAATCCCAAATGGGGGTATTTACAGACCTATCATCCTGATCAGGCACTAAACTATCCTTTTACCGCTTTTGTTGCTGCTTCAAATTATGATCTGGGTGATAGCGCAAGCCTTGCCAATCATAGTTTTGAAATTATTTCTGATATCACATTATCAGAAACAGTGCATGATGCGAATCCTGCGGATGTCATTCAGGATTTGATTACAAATCCACATTATGGCGCAGCACCAGACATTAAGATTGATAATCTTGAAGAGTTTAGAACCTACTGTGCAGCTGCAAATCTTTTGATTAGTCCAGCAATCACAGAGCAGCGTCCCGCCCATGAAATCATTAATGAAATTGTGGAAGCGGTAAATTGTGCAATCGTTCCAAGTATTGATGGCCTTAAAATCAAAACCTATGGTGATGCAGTAATCACAGGCAATGGCGTAACATTTGTACCGGATCTAACGCCCGTCGCGCATCTAACTGATGATGATTTTATGGATAACAATGAACCGATTCGTGTGCAGCGAAGTCGTGACACAGATGCTTTCAATCATGTTCAGCTTGAGTATGTAAATCGGCACAATCAATACAATACAGAAACGGTTGAAGCAAAGGATCAAGCAAATATCGAGATGTTCGGCTTGCGTAGTGAAGACAGCGTCAAGTTTGATTTCTTTTGTGTGCCTAAAATTGCTCGCCATGCAGCACAGTTGCGGTTACAACGATTATTGTATGTACGCAACACATATCAATTTCGACTTGGTTGGAATCATTGTCGCCTAGAGCCGATGGATATAGTGACTCTAACAGATTATTTATTAGGACTGAATCAATTTCCTGTTCGTATTACTGCAATTGAGGAAGATGCAGACGGTTATCTGGATGTATCTGCAGAAGAGTTGGCCGTAGGGACACGCTCGGCAATCGAATATGATCTACAGTCTTCCGATGGCTATCAAGGTGGTAGTGAAGAACCAGGCGATGTGTTTGCGCCAGTTGTATTTGAGCCACCACTTGATTTAACCAATGGTGATAATCAGATTTGGATAGCCGTTGCAGGCGGTTCGGATTGGGGCGGTTGTAATGTATGGGCCAGTTTTGATAATACGACATACGAAAGCATTGGAACGATATACGGATCAGCGAGATACGGCAATTTAGTAAATTCGATCAATGCAAGTGCAACAGCTCTGCAAGTACAGTTGAATACATCTAATAATCAGATGTTCTCTGGTACAGTCATTGATGCTCAGGCCGATGCAACACTTTTCAAAGTTGGTGATGAATATGCAAACTATGTTGATGCAACATTGCTTGGCTCTGGTTTGTATGAGTTATCTAATGTAATCCGTGGACGCTTTCAGGATCCGATAGTGCATGCTGCAGGTGAAAACTTTGTACGACTTGATAAAGCAATTTTTCGGTATACATTAAATCAAAATTTGATTGGTAAACCGATCTACTTAAAATTTACCAGCTTTAATGGTTTACAAGCCAAAGAGCAGGGCTTAGATGAAGTTGCAGCATATACATATACGTTGAACGGTGGGCAGCCTGCCAGCGTACTTGGCTTATCACTGCAGTCTCCATTTATTGGCACATCATTTAAAATTCAATGGCAACAAGTACAAGGCGCGTCAAAGTATATCGTTCAAGTTTGGTCAAATGGTGTGAAGCTTCGTGAAGTTGAAACCATGAATGTAGATTATTCATATTCAATTGAAGAGGCCACCATTGATGGTATTCAACGTGCTTATACCATCCGGGTAGCTTCTTGTGCTAACGATAAGATGAGCAGCTTTACTGAATTAAACATAAGTAATCCGGTACCTGAGCAACTGTCAAATGTGCATGCTTCCGCAGGAGCTGATTCAATCACAGTAAATTGGGATCCTTCAGATGCACCAGATCTTAAAGATTATGCAATCTGGGTGAGCAAAACGGCTGGCTTCAATCCAGATACTACGCAGCCAGTGTGGTCTGGATCTGAAACTGCAACGACGATTACAGGACTTGATACAACGACCAACTACTATATTCGTATGGCTGCACGCGATAAATGGAAACAGGCGACTTGGAACTATTCAAATCAGATTAACGTTACAACAAGCGATTAGCAGTACTTAAACAACGAAGCCGCCAATTCTGGCGGTTTTTTATTGCCTTGAAAAAGGAGATAAACATGGGAACAAATTATATGAATGATCCGATTTCACTTAAAAGCCTACCATGGCTTTTAAAAATTCTTGCTGCAATCGTTGGTGCTATCTTTGCATTAACCCTTTCCGGCGATATTGATACGCAAGGAAGAATCAAAATCACACCTGGTGTGATTATGAAGTTTGCTTTTAGCGTTTCAATCAGTCTGTACGGTGGTTCCGCATTCATTGAATATTATGACTTGAGTATGTACTCACACATGGCCCAAGGCTTTGTCATGCTGATCTTTGCGGTATTTGGCATGCTATGCATCGGCATTATTTATCAAGCCGTACAATTAATGAAAGGCAAGTCACTCGCTGAAATTGTACTTGAGGTCAGGGAAACGTTCAGATCCATCTTTAAATAAACACAAAACCATTCTGTGCCCACTTTCAGTGGGCTTTTTTCTTGTACAGGATAACAAAATGAATATTGATCAATATCTGAAAGAACTGATTGACCGTGAAGGCGGTTATGTAAACAATCCGGCAGATCGGGGTGGACCAACAAAATACGGCATCACAGAAGCGGTTGCACGAGCAAACGGCTATAATAGCCATATGCGTGATTTGCCTTTGGATTTTGCAATCATTGTTTATAAAAAACGTTACTGGTCACAGCCTCGCTTTGATCAGGTGAATGTGATCGCATCTGCAGTGGCAGAGGAACTACTTGACACAGGCGTGAACTGTGGCGTGGCATTTGCAAGACCGTTATTACAGCGCGCATTGAATCTACTAAATAATCAAGGCAAAGGCGGCTGGTCAGACATTGCAGTTGATGGAATATATGGGCCCGCAACATTGAATGCATTAAAAACTTATCTCGTTAAGCGAGGCAAGGAAGGGGAGCGTGTGTTATTGCGAGTGCTGAACATTATGCAAGGTCAGCGTTACATCGAAATCTGCGAGAGGAACCCTAGCCAAGAACAATTCTTTTTTGGCTGGATTAGCAATCGTGTGGTGATTTAGCTAAAAGAAAAGCCCTCAATCGAGGGCTTCTACTATAAGAATTATTTATCTGCTTTCATATTATCAGTAAAATTATTTGTAATTTTTTCAAAATGATTATGAAAATCATTAATAAAATGTAATAAATAATGCTTTATTATTTTGATTTTTTCTTCTGTATTTTTTGCATTATCCATTTTTAAAATATTAGTTTTAATTTTTTTTATCGTACTTAATAAATCATCATCATTGTATTTCTCATTGAATGAACAAAGAATTTTATACTTAATTTGAAATAGGTTTATTTCAATATCAATATCTTTAATATTATTCATAGTAGCGTTTAGAGAGGAGTGCTTATTACTCGAAAAAACTTCATTATGTTCATCCTCCTCTAAAATATCATTAAATTCTACAAATATTTTTAAGTTTTTATGTTTAATTTTTAAAAACTCATTTATTAAATCTAAGATCAAATCCTTTTCGATAGTCTTATTGTGCTGTTCCTTCCAATCACTGAAAAGTGCTACAGCAATCAATGCAGCAGCTAGTGTGGAACCAATTGAAAAAATATCTTTTACGAATCCAACATCAATTTCTTGACCAAAAAAAAGTTTAAGTACTAAAACTAGAATCACACATATTGTTGCGACTATTGCAAATATACAAAATGCATTGATTACATTGTCTTTATTGAAACACATAAAATTTATCTAATTATTGAGTTTATTGATTTATAACCAATAAATCATCCCATTTAAAGGGATTTTTACTCAATTTATCACGCGACATCGACCAGCCACGGTTTGGCAAAAAACAAGGGCCAACTCCTAACTTTTTCTTTCCAAACTTTTCATGCACACTTTCTAACGCATTCATCAGCTTTTCTTTTTTCGCTATCTCGTTCATATCCGTGAGCAAATCATAAGTGTGTCCAGCCTTTGGCTCTAGACAAGTCAGAATCACCCCACACTTCTTGTATTTGATACCTTCTTTAAATATATGGCTAACCATCACTGTAGCAGCCTGTACTAAATCTAGCGCACTATCCGTGGCTTCTGGAAATGTATAGCTTACAGATTTGTTGTAAAAAGGCACGTTCGGGTCGAACGGATTTGATTGTACAAAAGCGAGTATGCAGCCACACAACAATTTTTCTGATCTCAATCTTGAGCACGCATCTTGTGCATACATACTGATTGCTTCTTTCAAATCATCAAGTTCAGTTACTTTATTGCCAAACGAGCGGCTCGCGACTATTTGTTTTTTTGACTCTGGACTATGTTCAATATCGATGCATGATGTGCCTTTTAACTCTGAAACCGTTCTGGCCATGACGATAGAAAACGTCTTTTTCATTTGTTGTGGATTGCTGCAAGTCAGATCATAAACAGTATTAATTCCCATGCTTTGTAATTTCTTAGTGTGCTTACGACCGATGCCCCAGACTTCGCCCACATCGATAATTGAAAAAAAGTAATCTCGATGCTTTGGCTCCATGCTCACTAGATTACATACTCCAGAGAAGCGTTTACCTTTTTTCGCCATAAAATTCGCGATCTTAGCTTGTGTCTTACTGCGGCCAATACCAACGCATACGGGTAAACCAATCCATTTTTGAATTCTATTTCTCATCTCATGAGCATAATCGGTCAAGTCATAGTTTTGCTCATACGCTGTCAGATCTAGAAAGCATTCATCAATTGAATAGATTTCTTGCTCAGACTCGGTGACAAAATCGAGCAGTATCTTGTGAAATCGTCTCGACATTTCTGCATACAAAGCATAGTTGCTTGATAAGACTTGAACATTATTTTGCTGCACGATGTCTTTGATCTTGAAAAGTGGCACACCCATTGCGATGCCTAAATCTTTTGCCTCTTGGCTACGAGCAACAGCACACCCATCATTGTTAGATAGCACAATTACAGGTTTATTATTCAGGCTAGGATTAAACACACGTTCGCAACTGACGTAACAGTTATTAACATCAATAAGTGCAAACACTTTTGAATCGTGCTTCATGACTTTCTACGCGCATTCTTTAGAATAAATGTGACGACACCCCAAATCACCAATTCTTGACCTTCATTAAAGTAAATATTCTTATAGTCTGGATTTTCTGCTTTTAACCAACGCCCACTTTCATCAATCATCAATCGCTTCACAGTGAAGTCGTTTTCAATCAAAGCTACAACGATGTCCTGATGTTTTGCATCTAAGCTTCGATCTACAATTAGCTCGTCATCAATATCAATACCTGCATTGAGCATTGAAAGAGATCCAACTTTTACAATGAACGTAGCACACTCGTTTTTGATCAAGTGTTCATTCATATCCAGTCGCTTGTCGATGTAGTCTTGAGCTGGAGAGGGAAAGCCAGCGGAGATCTTTTCAATCGCGTAAGGTATTGATAAAAATGTTGATGGTGTCACGACAGTGACTGATAGAACATCATTAATGATGTCTGGCCTGAGATTGGTCTTAACTTCTAAAAACGTTTGCAAATTGCTCATGATTTACTCCTTGATTACGTTACATAATCAAGATGATAAATGAGAGCCGAAATGAATTTAAAATCGATAATTCTGATATGAAGCTATCGGGGCATATGTCGCGCTGTAAACTCATTGATATTCATATCAAAAAAGAAATTTTGCGCTTCGTCGTTTTTACAGTTCAACCAATCTTCACGATATTGATCTGGAATCACAATAATTGATCGCTTTTCATCTTCTGGCTTGTGAAATTGTTTCATGAATGGATGATGATCCGCATTGATCGTGAGCATAGACATTGATCGCACTTGCTTGCCATCGATCAAAGCATTCTCATAAATGGCTGCGACAGTGAAAGGTAGGTGATCTTTGCGGTAAATTCCCCAACGCTCAGCTTTTCCATCTGGTGTGTATCTAGGTTCAAAAATAGTTTGCACAGGAATCAAAGCAAACTGACTTTTGGCCCATGCATTTCTAAATGATGGTTTCTCATGAACGGTCTCTGTCCGGGCGTTGTATGTGTTCCGGCAAATTTTCAAATCTTTGGCCCATTTCGGTACAAGACCAAATTTCACTTCACGCCATTCAATTGTGTTTCCCGTACTAAAAATAAGAGGGCAGTCGTAACCAGGATAAATGTCAGCTTTATATTCAAAAGTCGGTTCAAACAATCCAAGCTGTATAGCTTGCGATCTTTTTATAGGTTCGTAGTTTGCGCACATAACATTCCATTGAAAATTTGAAAGGCAAGCAATAGCTATTTACATTGTCTATTTTTGATCAGTTGCTTAACTTCCTCCGACAGTACTTTATCTTCGATCATATTCATAGCTTTCCGTAATTCTTCGAATGAGACTTGAATATAACCATCTGTGACATCGTTATCATCATCTTCAAGTGTATGGTTGATAAGCCGCTTGATCGTGTAACTACCGATAGCCAAGCTGTTTGCAATCGTACCGAATGTCCTGCGCAAATCATGAAACGTAAATTCAATACCCGACAATTCAGTAATTTTTTTGCGTACGTCACGACGATCTTCAATATGTGATTTACCAGATTTATCTGGAAAAACATATTGATTGTCACCGGCTCTTTTCTTACGCTCCCTGAGTATGTGCCACAACATATCACCCAACGGCAACAATAAGTCTTCGCCGTTTTTGGTGTCGGTGATTTTGATCGTACCGTACTTCAAATCAATATTTTTCCATTCTACTGTTTCGGCCTCACTTCTACGAAAACCGGTTAAGATCGTAAGAAATAAATAATCCTGATTTGTGTACGCGTGCATGTTGTCTTTTTGACTTCCTAGCCAATGCGTAGTCGCAACATGATATGACCAGTCGTGAAGTTGATCGGCCCGAATGTATGTACGCCGTCTTTTAATCTTGTTCTGATTCTTTTTAGATCCAATGAAGGCCGCGGGATTCTCGCCAGTGATTAAGAGTTTATCTTCTGGCCCGAGATAATTGATCTTTGCAAAGTTATGCAATGCTCTTAAAAATTTAAATGCAAGATTGGCCTGAGCTGGGCTGCGTTCAGTGAGTACCACAAAACGATCCCTACATGCTTTTTGAGTTAATTCAGTAATCTTGAGGTTCTGCCAGTCCTCAAAATAATCATTCACGCAGATGTCATATGCGATGATTGAATCTCTGGATAATGATTTTCGCTCTTTGTAGAGTGAGTATACTTCTGCAATAGTCGGTATACTTTTTGATGTCAGTAGCTGATCAGCTGCGGCGAGCCTGATATTTTTCTTCTCGACATTAGGATTGATGCCTTTGCTGATCATCAGTAGATATTCTTTAGCCTGGTCTTTGGCTTGATTGACTGTCCATAGACCATACTGACCAATCGTAACGCGGCATGGCATGCCGTTAGGGAGCTTCTTTTCTGCTATGAAGGTCTTTACACCTTTCACACGCAAACCGAAGCCAGTGAGCTCGGAATCTCGATAAATAACCTGTTTTTCAGGCGAAAGAGGGACGTTGTCTACGAAAGTTTTGGTAATTTTGATTTTTTCATTTGTCATAAACAT